ATGTCTATCTCTCGATCCAACGATTGCCAAGACATTCCAAGCAGCGTCCCTTCGAGCTTCGACCATTCCTCGGGTGGAAGAATACGAGACGTCACAACACTTGCTCACAAACAACATCTACACGATACTGCATCGTCGTTCCACCACTCGACGCATAGGTTGTGGCATAGGTAATAGATGAGTCCTGATCGACTCGCACAAGGAATGAGGCCGTCCCCACAGTTGTAGTAGCGTTCCCTGTCATAGCAACGCTTGCCAGCGTGCAAGAGACGGCTTGCGTCCACCCGAAGGTCACAATTAACGAACTACTCGACGACGCCGCCCTGGTAATCCGCGCGGCCATAGAGAGCCTATAAAGCCCTGGCAGCACAGATGAGAGCGGAAACGCTGTCGCTGAAATAGATGCAGATTGTGTCGAGGCGGTCGCTGACGCAATGCGATTGGGCGTCGTATTCACTCTATCGGCTAATGCCAGGAGCCAATACCGCATCGCCCGAGTGACACGGCCCGTGATGCTACCGTTAGTGACTGGTGCCTCAACGACATACTCGGGGACAGGGGCCAACTGCGTTGCCATTATGCACCCTGCCCGAAAAATCCACGTCCATCAATCTCTGCACCCATGATTCGCCACGGAATAGGGTCAGTTACCGTAATCTCAGGCACCCACATCTTCGTGCTAGACGGTAAACGAGTCCATACCACTTGGGCATTGTATTCCCCGATCTTCCCCGCCGAGGCCAAGCGCTGCCCTGACCAGGTCTTCGCATTCGTGCTCGATCGCAACATAACCTGGGGGTCTGATCCTTGCCCTGTGGACGTGCCTAATCCTGTTTCCATGACCAGTTCCATGCGACTCACGAACATCCGTCGCACGCCGGGAGCACGGAACATGGGTGGGGGGATACGTAGCCGGCGGATCGTGGACCCATCACACTCGTCGGTGTAGCTGGTATCCATCGTGCAAATCTGACCTGTGGTCCGGTCCCCGATAAGGTGCTGCCCAAACCCATAGCAATGACTACGCGGCGACCACACGTCAAATGCCCCGGCCTCGTCATCCCAAACCCCACGCTCATGCCAGACGCCAGTTGTGAGATCGAACACCCAGGTGGCATTTGCACTGGGAAAGCTCAGGCAGTAGAACGTATGCCCCGCTTCTGAATACACCACGGCCTCGGCGTCAGTGATGACGAAATCTCGCGCATAGGTTGCAATCGCTGTCTCGACCGCGTAGGTGCTAATCCGTTGAGGAACCACACCAGCGGTGGCGACCACGATACCAGCCCCGTCAGTCGTCTGTGAGAGCCAGCACATCGCCGTTCCAGCCAACTTGACCGAGAAGGGGGCCGGGGTGCCATATCCGAAGACCGCCCCAGGCACTGGCGCGAACGGGAAAGGACTGGTCCCCGCGTCATACCAGACTTCACCAGTCTGTTCACCAATGAGCCAAATTTGACGGCTCCCATCGACGACCATCGCTTTCCAGGGGTCAGGGGCAATACTACGTTGGGCATACTGGGTCGCATCCCATGAGGTGCCATCGTTGAGATCACTGATAAAGAACTTCGAGGCACTGCTGTCGAAGGCCAGAAAATACCCGTCGATCATGCCGGCCATTGTGCACTTGTTCGCCAATGCCGAGATGGTCGTCAGAGTATTGGAGGCAATCGTGAGGAGATACCCATTCCCGCCAGATGCGATAAGGAGCTCTCCTCCCGCGTCACCATTGCTCGCGATCTGGGCTGGGTTGGGGTCATTCGCGACAGTGCCGTCCGTTACGATGCTCGCAGAGTTTGTCGAGGTGAACTTGTAGACCCCATCGCCAATGACCCCATAGACGTTCCCAGCCATCGAGAATAGGGCGCGTGTGTTGATGTTGGAAACCGTGACGTAATTCGAGAACCCAGGGCACGGATAGAGCGCCGCTCGCCATGGAACCGACTGCGGCTCAATCGGCTCTGGATACCAGTTGACTGTCCGTTCACAGTCGGCGAATGGACTCTGCGAGACGTAACTGCCAGAAATAAACCCTGGATACAGCATTACGTGTCCGAATAAATATTATAGTGCGGACCCGCGCCTCCAAAGAGCACACCAGCAAGACCAGATGAGAGATCGCTAAGACGCATATTAGCTCGCTTGACATCTGATTTTGCTTCGATCGCCGACATCTGCAACTCAGGTGTTAGGCCGGCATCAAAGGCCGAGGACAATTCCTTGGCGAGACCAAGGCGTAAAAACCTGCGATATCCAGGTGGAAGCGCAATTGTATCGGATAGACCATTAAACTCTGCTACGGGTGTATGCGTATAAATAACACCTTCCAGCGTCAAACTAGTTGGGATTGGATATGGAATCAGCAAGCCCAGGCTCGACGTGAACGTCGGGTTGTAGTACCAGTTCTGTGGAAAGACAGATGTTAATGACTTTTGGGCAATCCCGGCGTACCCGTCTTCCGTAAGTACGGGACCAAGGTTATATTCGATTGTCGGCGATGGGGCGGTGTCCTGAAAGCCAATATTCTCAATCGACAAAGGCCCTGTTGGTCGAGCCACATCTACCGCGCCCCCGGACCCAATCGTGTAACTCGCTGCAGTTGAGAGAGTCCATGTTGTGCGCGTGATGGTATATACCGTCAGATTTTCCGTTGTTAGGCCGTTAATCCAATCATTCAGGCGCTCTAAAGCAAAAGCCGAGTCATCAGCTGATGCAGTTTCCCCTGTCTGGATTACCCGTAAATCCTGCAGGCTCGCCGTAATAAGTTGTTGGACGGTCATTAGACCTGATACATGGCATTCATTAAAGTCGCGGTCGTATTTGTGCTATTCACACGAATGCACTGGAGCGGAAGCATTGTTCCGGCAAGTACCGTGAAAGGCGCGATGGTCCCATCCGGGAAAACTGCAACGACAACGCCCGCGCCACCGACAAAGATCGCATCTGCCGTAATCGCCTTGGTTGCTGCATTAGCCGCATATGTGCTGCCATCAAAATTAACCGTATCAGACTTAGCGATGACGACTGATTTATTGTAGGTACCAGTGATTTGTGCCATTAGTTAGGAACCACTACTCTCTTCGGTCTGCCACGTTTCTTCGGGGCCGGGATAGATGGCACATGTAAGTGTGTCGCGTCATCAGCAGCCTTCGCCTCTATTTTCGCAGTCTCGCTCATGCGTTGATCGCTGAAGTGGCGCATCGCCGCGATATCTGCCATCGACTTCTGATCATTCTCATAGCCAGCGAGTGCCAAGTCAGGGGTGTCATACCATCCCTGTTTAATAGATGTATCCAATTCATCGGAATCGTTTACAACCGTCTGACAGGATCGAGAAAAAGCTTCGCCGACAGCATCCCCCGTCGCGGCAAGCGGATCACCGCACATAACCTTCCCGTTATCGCGCTCTCTGGCCCGATACATCATTTTCGGAAACTCTTCATATCCATTCGCGCCGAATCCCCCATGACGCTTCTGGGTATTCCACTTTGATAACTCTCGCGAAAACTCGCTATCAGGATTGTGAATAATCGACATAGATCCTCAAGGAAAAAGGGAAGACGGCATCGCCGTAGAGAGATGCCAATGCAATGCCGCCTCCCCGCGTTGTTCGTATTATGCGATGGCCACGTCAATCGCCGTCAACGTGCCGCTAAACGGCGACGGCAACGGCACCCAGATACTGTTAGCCGCAACGAGCAGCACCGAGCACTGTCCGCTCCCATCGAACGTCCCCACGTCGTAGCCAGACCCCGCATCCCCCAGACCGCCCGTGTAGGTCACGGTGTGCGCGGCCTTCCCGTTGCCGACGATGCAGAGGATGATCCCGTCCTGCGAGGAGTCGGGGTGGGCAATCGTCATCGCCAGCGCATCGGTGCCGTTGATGACCGCGGTCGTCCACTGCGCTGCCCCAAAACTCACCGCCCCAGCCGCCGAATAGCTGGTCGTGGTGAAGGCAATCAAGCCGGGCCGCAGGTTGGCCGTGCCCGGTGCCGCGACGGTGAAGTCCGCCGCCGCGCCGTGTGTGACATTTGCCGAGGCGACGTGTGCCGCCGTGACCGTGCCATTCTGCCCCCGCAGTACCCCAACGGTCGTGCCGCTGACGTAGTCCTGCGTGACCTGGAGAAACTCCCCGTCGATAAGGACGAGGCGTCCCGCCGCCACCGAGGTGGCCGACGCCACCACAATGGAACTGTCCGTGACCGCCACAGCAGAGCTGAGTGTCGTTGTTGCCAATGCCATGACTTAGCCCCAAACCCGCGCCGCGAGGCGCGCTTGTATGGTGGTGGCCCCGATGAGAATGTCCAGCCGGCTGGGATTCTGGTCGGTGCCGATCTGATACTGCTCCACCATCCGAATTGAAAACCCGAGCGACTTCGACCGCACGGTCGTGCTCTCCGCGCCCGCCCCCGGCTTCATCAAGTCCGCCATCACAAACGCGAAGGCGTCCGGGTGGTAGACGAAACTCTGTGGAGAGGTCGTGGTCGCCAGTGTCCCGCCGGCCGCCGCGGTAGCACCCAGCACTGTGATAACCGCGTTGTTAGCCGGTGAGGCCGACACCGTCTGGAGCGCCCCACTGGTGATGATCGACGGCGAGATCGGCAACGTCGCCATCGCCCCCGACGCGTCCGACGTGGTCGCAGTCACGACAAACTGCTGTAACCGTCCGTTGTCCGAGTAGGACAGCGGGTTGACGCTGTTGACCCCCGCAATGGTGAACACGTCACCCTTGTTGAGCGTCGCCGCGCCCGACGCCCAGCCGTCCGTCGAGATGGTGCTCCCGGTCTGGCTCGCGCCGTTGACCAAAGGGGTCGAGGCGGTAAAGGTACCAGTGGTGTGCGTGGGGCGCAC